AAAAGAAACAAAAACAAAAGCACCCGTAACCGAGCAGATCGAGGAATAAACAAATGGCCGTATATTTAAATAATACAGTCGTTGTAACTCTTAACTCAGTAATACTTACTGACCATGTTACATCGGCAACTATCAACCGTGTATTCGATGAACTCGAAGTAACTGCTATGGGCGATACTGCTCATAAGTTCGTTAAGGGTTTAGAGGCATCCACAATCACTTTAGATTTCCTAAGCGATACAGCTGCAGCAAACGTAAATGCAACGCTGCAGTCTGCATGGGGTACAACAGTACCTATTACGCTAAAGCAAACAAGCGCAGCGGTATCAGCTACTAACCCGCTATACAGCACCACAATTTTGGTAAATAACACTACCGATATTAACGGCGCAGTAGCAGACATCGCTACACAATCAATTACATTTACTTGTAATTCACCAATCGTAATTACAACTAGCTGATAAGAAAGAATAGGGGCTAAAAATGGCAAAGTTAAAAGTTACAAAGCTAGATGGAAACGTATCTGAGCATCAGATCACGCCATCCATAGAATATGCGTTTGAATTGAATTATAAAAAAGGTTTTCATAAAGCCTTTCGAGATGATGAGATGCAGACCATGGTTTATTGGTTAGCGTGGGAGTGTTTAAAAACTGCAGGCGAAACCGTGCCAATGTTCGGTGCAGAATTTTTAAAAACACTTAAAAAGGTTGAAGTTCTGGATGATGACCCGGAAGCGTAGGGCGTGACTCGTTTACTTACTTGATCGCACGGATCAGTTTGGAAACGGGTATCGCGCCCAACGATTTACTAGCTTTAGATAGCAGGATGTTTAAAGCTTTACTTCAGGCGATGAAAGATCGAAATAAGGAGATGAAAGATGCCAGTAGCGGTAAAAGGCGGCATTGAACTCCGTAAAGCCATGAAAAAATTCACACCTGATTTAGCTAAAGATATGCAAAAAGAATTAGCTAGTTTGCTTAAACCTATTGTGTCTAAGGCGCGTGGGTTTATTCCATCCCAAGCCCCTTTATCGGGTTACGGTAAAGCATCGGGTAACGGCAAATTTCCAGTATGGGATGGGAAAGATGCTAGAGGCGGCGTAGGTTACAAAACCACACCTAGCAAGGTAAACCGTTCAGGCTTTAGATCTTTAGCGCGTATTCAAAATGCATCCGCATCGGGTGCTATTTATGAAACTGCTGGCCGTGTACACCCTAACGGCCGTGAGCAAGCAAAAATGCGTGAGGTTGTAATTCCTACTTATCGGCGCGATACAGGTGCTGGCGAGTATCGTTACACAACTAGCACTAATAAAAAATACGGCAAGAGCAATAATCCCGAAGCTGGTTATTTATTTGTACAAGCTATGAATCAATACAGCACGATAGTAGATGCGAATAATCAAACAGGCGCAGGCCGTAGATCGCGCAAAATGAAAGGCCGTGCAATTTTTCGTGCATGGAAAGAGGATGGTGGAAAGACTAACGCAGCTGTTATTAAAGCCATCGAGTCTGCCCGGGATAAATTTAATGCGGCTGTGGGGTATAACTAATGGCCGTTGATCCATCCGTAAGAGTAGATTTAGCCGTTGAATATAAAGGCAAAAAAGCGTTCGATCAAGCGGATAAAGCCACACAAAAATTAACTAATAATGTTAAAAAACTAGCTGGTGCTTTTGGCTTGGCTTTTAGTACTAGAGCAATAGTCAATTTTTCTAAGCAAGCTGTAAAAGCTTTTGCTGAGGATGATGCAGCTATAACCGCATTACGCCAAAATCTTAAAAACTTAGGTTTGGCTTATCAATCGCAAAACGCTGAAAATTTTATTGCAACACTTGAAGCGCAAACAAATATCCTAGATGATGAACTAAGACCAGCCTATGCGAAGTTATCAAAAGTAACTTTATCCACCACTAAAACACAGGAATTAATGGCTTTAGCCGTTGATGTAGCTAGGGCTAATGGCTTGGAGTTTTCAGCGGTTATTAACACTTTATCCCGTGCTTACGTTGGAAACTACAAAGGCTTAAAACAATTAAATACAGGCTTAACCGATGCAGAACTAGCTACTAAAGATTTTGCTGAGATTCAAGCAATTCTTATTAAACAGAGCAAAGGTGCAAACAAAGCCTATATTGATACATTTGCCGGATCTATAGATAAATTGGCTGTTGCATCTGCCAATGCTAAAGAAGTTATAGGCGAAGGTTTAGTAGATCTTTTTGCAGACATGGCAGGTAATGGTGATATAAATGCTGCTACTGCTAACGTAAATAAGTTTGCTACAGCAGTTAGCGATCTACTTAAAGATGTAAGCGAATACAATTTATTAGACTTTGTAAGCGCGTTTGTAACTGGCAATATTACAGAAGGCACAGCCTCTAAATTAGTTAAACGGCCATCTGCGCGTAGATTCTATACAGGTGGCTCAGGCGTAAGTAGTGATTTACTTGCTGCAAGAGCTGCTGCTAAAGCCGAAGCCGCTAGAATTGCAGCAGAAAAAGCAGCTGCCGCTGCAAAGATTAGAGCCGATAAATTAGCAGCTGCAAACAAATTGAAACTTGAAAAAGCTGCTGCTGTATTTGAACTTCAAAAGATTCAGATAGCCGCTGCATTAAAAGGCAAAATAAGCGATGAGGAACGTACTCGTTTATTACTTATGCAGGCTATTGAGGAAGGCAACGCAGATAAAGCCGAAGCTTTGCAAAAGAAACTAGAGGATATACAAGCCAAAAATGCCAAAATTGCTGCCGATCTTTTAGCAATCGGTGAGGCTAAAGATCCGTTTGCTACATGGGCAGGCAGTTTACTTTCTGCTTACAATGAACTCAACAGGCTAAAGGGCGGCATGTTGATGATTCCAGGAGTTACTTTTAATCCTAGTCAAAACCAAGACCGTAATTATGATTTAGGTAAAGTCGGTGCTGGTGCTGGTGCTGGTGGCGGTGCTGGTGGCGGTGCCGGTGCTGGTGGCGGTGCCGGTGCTGGTAGCGGTGCTAGTGGTGGTACTGGTGGCACAAGTATTTTTACAGAGGATGACACCATAGATGAAATTTTGGAAAAGGTAGTAAATGCTGCTGCTGAAGCCGCTGAAGCTGCTGTAGCCGCCGCCGCATCCGTAATAGAAACGCAAGGAACTGCAGATGCTTTGGCTGCAGCTACTATAAACGCAACGGCTGGTGTTAATTTTAATCCTGGTCAAAGTAGAGATCGTAATTATGATGCTGGATATAGTAACCAAGCCCCGTCTATTACTATCAATATCGAAGGCAACGTATTAGATGGTGATGACTTTACTGAGAAGGTAAACAATTCATTATTAAATGCTTATAGACAAGGTTTACCACGCATACCTGCCGGCACGTTAGTGAACCTAGACTAATGACAGTCCCAGTTATTAACGCGGTCATCAACTTTTCTACTGGCCCTAGTTTTGCACAGGCATTTATTATCGGCGAAGGCATACTAGGTACTAACGTATTGGCAGACTCAGCTGCAGTTATCGTAGATGTTAGCGATGTAGTAGATAGCGTAAGCATTAAGCGCGGCCGTAACGCCCAGGCAGATGAGTTCCAGACTGGCACACTAACCCTGCGTATCGTGGATCAGAACGGCGATTTTAACCCACAAAACCCGAGCAGCCCCTATTTTGGCCTGCTAGATCCGATGCGTAAGGTATCTATATCGGCTACTTATAGCGGAACTACCTACCCTATGTTCTCAGGGTTTATTACTAGCTATACGACCACTACGCCTAAGAACGCTAACGATGTTGTCTATACAACCATCCAAGCCGTAGATGCCCTAAGACTGGCTCAAAATGCACAGATCAGTACAGTTACAGGCGCGACAGCAGGGCAACTATCTGGCACACGCATTAACGAAATACTTGATGAGATTTCATGGCCAGCATCCATGCGTGACGTAGATGCAGGTTTGACCACTATGCAGGCAGACCCCGGCACAGCTCGTACATCCCTAGCTGCATTACAAACTGTTACCAATAGTGAGTACGGCGCGTTCTACGTTGATGCATCTGGATCTTTCGTATTTCAGGATCGATCAGTCACTACGGCAAGCATCGGCGGCACACCTACAGTATTTAACGATAACGGCACAGATATTGGCTATTTCAATGCAGTCTGGCGATTAGATGACACCCTTATATTTAACCAGGCTAACGTGACTCGCACAGGCGGCACAGTTCAAACTGCTACTAACGCAGCTAGTGTCGAGAAGTATTTTGCACACACTTATAACCAGCAAAATTTACTTATGCAGACCGATGCCGTGGCACTTGATTATGCCCGTGCCTACGTTGCAAGCCGCGCTGAAACTAGCGTTCGATGCGATGCAATCGAACTAGACCTATACACAGATAACTATGCCAATGGCATACTAGCTGCGCTTGATTTAGATTTCTTTGACCCCGTAACTATCACTACTAACCAACCAGGTGCATCTACCCTTACTAAAACCCTTCAAGTTTTCGGCGTGGCGCATAACATTACCCCGAATAAATGGCGCACAACTTTTACAACTTTAGAGCCTGTCATTGACGGGTTTATATTAAACTCAACCCAATATGGCGTACTTGATACGTCTGTATTAAGTTACTAAGGAGATAAGAAAATGGCAGCTGGATTAGGCTTTAAGGATTTTGTCACCGGGGAAGTTTTAACCAGCGGTGATGTTGATGGTTACTTGATGCAGGGCGTGTGGGTATTTGCTGATGCAGCGGCTCGTACTGCAGCTGTAACAAGCCCACAAGAAGGCAATATGTCTTATTTAAAAGATACTAATTCAACTGAA